ATTTTTTTTATTTTATTTTTTATGTAATAAAAACGTATAGTTATGATATACTTTTTTACTTTTCAGCAAAAAATAATTTATAAAAATACATAAGTTATTGATTTACTTATAAAACTTTTTTTATTGTGCTTTTTATAGTGTAATCAATCAGGTAATTAGTAAAAACATAAAATAGCCTATATAAGTTATTGATTTACTTATACAACGTAATTTAAAAAATTTGTATGCCTAAGTACCTATATTTTTAAATCATGTTAAAAACAGCCTTTTTGTGCTTTTTAGCGCTATACTACTTTGTGGTACTTACTATTTTTTTATGTTATTTTTACCTTCATACTTTTTCACCTTTTTACCTTCAAAAATGATAATTTTTATCACTTTTACCGTGATACGCTATTGAATAGCCTTGAACCTTTTGTTTTAACACAGGGGGGTGGGGGGATTGTCCCCTGACTTTTTATTAGAGTAGTGTATTATTTTAGTTGTCTTGCTCATATCTCTGACTTTTTATTAGAGTAGTGTATTATTTTAGTTGTCTTTTTGCTTGACATTAAGAAAACGAAGGTATATGCTTATTCCAAAAGAGAGATTGTTTACAATTGAAAAGGTACAAGAAGGTCAGAAGATATGAAAGTATCTACCAGAATAAATGGAAGAGTAACCAGTATCAATGTAAGAGATAGCATATGCGCCTTACATTATGTTATATGTGGAGAAAGGGATAAATTAGTCTATGACCACATATTAGATACCTGTCACACTATCATAAATACATGGGATGGTACTACAGGTAAAGGATTAAGTAGCTATATTACAGATACTATGGTGCTTGATTTATTAGAACCAGAAGATTTAAAGTTATATAACGAATCACTAGAGGAACTCAGTTGAGGAGTACATCATGGCTAAACGTAAATTAACTCCCAAAAAGAACCGTAATCAGACAGATCATAATGACACTCCTATTGATCCTGATGAAAAAATATATGACCCTAATAGAAAACCTAAAAGTAAAAACTGTAAAGTAATAAAGAAATACCCAAAAGAAAGATGTTCAGTAAAAGGGTGCAGAAATTATGCTGTAGGTAAAACCGATGTTTGTAAAAAACATGGAGGTGATCCTGTAGTAAAAGAGAATTTAGTACTACCAGACGAAATACTCCCACCATTATTGTTGAATAATACTAAGTACAATCCTTCTTATCATCCTATGGCTTTTATTGAAATGAGCCGGGATGGGCTTAGCGATATAGAAATAGCTGCCAAATTTGAAGTAGCTGTTACTACTATAAGAAATTGGGCTGAAAAGTATGCCGAATTTAATACAGCCTATGAAGTAGGGCAGGCATTGCATGAGAGCTGGTGGTTAGCTGAAGGTAAGAAAAACTTGGATAATAGAGGATACAATACAGGGCTGTACAAATTTTTGACTGGGAACAAGTTAGGGTACTCTGATAAGATAGAGAGTAAGAATTTGAATGTTACAGCAGGGGTTTTAATGGTTCCTGGGCAAGTATCTATTGAAGAATGGGAAAAGGGTGTGAAATAATCATGCCAGGTAAGAGAAAAAAGCAGGGTAGGAAGTTTAGGAATTTGGAGAATGGTAAGATGTATACCTCCAAAAACCAGAGTAGATCTGCTAAGGATCGTAGTAGGAAAGCCCTTGCCAGATTAGATTGTTCATTAATGATGAAAGCTACTTCTGCAAACAGTACTGAAGGTGCCATTAAGAAAAGAGTTGAGGGCTTTAGGAAGTTCTGTAAAGATAATCCTGATTATTTCTCTAATGCTATGTACAGAGCCCATAGAAACGATCCTACTATGAGAAAGAGGGCAATATTTACAAGGACCCATTGTGCAGATGGTGTTCAGGTAGTAGAGTATCAAGAGTGTACTAGGGAAGGGGATTCAGGAGTAGTACATTATGGCCCGTAAGAAATTTGTTCGCAAGAGAAATGTAGTATGGAAGCCTCATCCTGGTTCTCAGGTAGCTTTCTTGACATGTCCTGCAGATGAAGTACTATTACATGGTAATAGAGGTGGTGGTAAAACTGACTGTTTACTTATGGATTACTTACAAAGTGTAGGAGTAGGTTACGGATCAGATTGGAGGGGTATTATTTTTAGGCAGGAGTACACACAATTAATAGATGTTATAAATAAATGTAATAAATGGATACCTCAAATATTTCCTGGTGCTAAGTATAATGGTAGTGAGCATAGATGGACATTTCCATCTGGTGAAATGTTATATTTACGTAATATGAAAAGGCCAGAGGATTATTGGGGATATCACGGATGGGAAATACCGTTCCTTGGTTGGGAGGAATTGACTAATTGGGCCACTGACGAATGCTATTTACGTATGATGTCTACTAATCGTAGTAGCAATCCAAATGTGCCTAGAAAAATAAGGTCCACTTGTAATCCCAGTGGTTCTGGGCATGGTTGGGTAAAATCTAGGTTTATAGATCCAGTACCGCCAAAAACAGTATTTTTTGACAAAGAAACTAAAAAGACAAGGGTCAATATACCATCTAAATTAGAAGAGAATACTGCTTTGTTAGAAGCAGATCCTAATTATGTCAATACTATTTTGGCTGCTGTAGCAGACGATCCTGTTAAATACAAAGCATGGGTATTAGGTGAATGGGATATTATAGCAGGTGGTGCTTTAACTGATGTATGGGATAAAGATAAGCAAATATTTGCTCCTTTTGAATTCCCTAAGTCCTGGCACATCTATAGAAGTTTTGACTGGGGTAGTGCGAAACCTTGGGCTGTTACATATGGAGTAGAATCTAATGGGGAACAGCCAGATACAGAATACGATATACCTTACATACCTGCTGGCAGTGTCATTATCATAGATGAAATATATGGATGGAACGGTACTGTCAATGAAGGTGATAGGGCTACATCCCAGGAAATAGCTGAAAGGGTATTGGAAAAAGACAGGGCCTTAGAAATAGAGTATGGTACCAAAGTATATTCTGGACCAGCAGATACTTCTATATATGAGGTTCGGGATGGGACAAGTATTGGTAGTAATTTAGCTTCACATGGATGTCATTGGAAAAGAGCATACAAAGGAAGTGGTAGCCGTGTTGCTGGATTAGCTATTATACGTCAGATGCTGGCTGCTTCTAAAAGAGGTGATTTAGAAAAACCTGGATTATACTTCTTTGACAGGGCCAGACACCATATAAGAACATTTCCATTATTACAGTATGACGAAAAGAAATCAGAAGATGTGGATACTAACCAAGAAGATCATGCATACGATTGTTTACATGGGGATACATTAATTGTTACGGATAAAGGGATTATTCCTATTAAAAAATTAGTAGGTTCTTCAGGTAAAGTATTGTCAGTAAATAATAAATTTGCATATTACTATGATTGTAGGATGGTACATAAAGAATCAACATTGGTTAGGGTTCATTTTGAAGATAAATCATTTGTAGATTGTACCCCAAATCATGAGTTTTTAACTACAAATGGGTTAGTTACAGCAGAAGACTTATTAACTTTACCAGATACGTATTGCATAGTAAATATCCCCTTTATTGTACAGGAGAATATATGGAACGTGTCAAAATTATTTCAAAAACTAAACAAGAATTTCAGGGAAAAATGTACTATCTTTGTGGAGAGTACTTTCAAAGAAAAGGCGCAGGACAGCATTCTGATGGTGGTAGATTACATAAAAAAGTGTACATTACCAATTACGGGGAGATACCTGAAGGATTTCATGTACATCACAATGATGGGGATAAAACAAATAATCAGCCAGAAAACCTTGAATTATTGTACGGCCCCATACACTGCTCCTTCCATCAAAAAGAACATAAGCGTGGTATGCCAAAAGAATGTCTGCAGAAAGCCTCAGAATGGCATGGAAGTAAAAAAGGAAAAGGATGGCATTTTAAACATTACGAAAATACTAAGGATGCCTTTCATGCCAAGGTTAGTCGCTCGTGCGCTTTTTGTGGTAAAGAACACCAAACACATTATTCAAAATTGGAAAATACATTTTGCTCCAGTAAATGCAAATCTGCTTACAGGAGAAAGTCAGGTATTGACAATATTGAAAGAAGATGTGTCATATGTTCCAAAACATTTACGGTTAACAAGTACTATTCTAGAAAAACATGTAGTAGCCCGTGCAGCACAGCATTGCGTTCTAGGCGTAGAAAAGGTATCATATTTAGAAGATAAGCAGCCCACTTATTGTTTGTCTGTAAAAGATACTCATACATTTGCCCTTGGTAATGGGGTACTAAGTAGTAATTCTACAAGATACCTTTTGACTCGTAAATTTACCAAGATGAAGAGAAGAAAGGTTAAATACTAAAAGTGAGATAATAAAATGGCTATTGCACCTGGAAGTGAAGTGTATACTGGAACTCAAAAGATTGTAGATGGTTCTGACCCTTCTACAAAACACCCTGATTATGAATTATTGGAAAAAGATTGGGATAGGATACGTGATTGTATTCACAGTGAGTCTGTAATTAAGTCAAAACGTGAAAAATACCTTCCAAGACCTGCAGGAATGACAGGGGAGTATGCTGAAGCGTATGATGCTTATTTAGAAAGAGCGCATTATCCTCAGATTTGTTCTTATGCACTTGCCGGTGCTTTGGGTGTTATTATTACAAAACTCCCTGAATTTAATGTCCCAAAACAACTTGAGTACATTTTAGATGATGCTACCAAGGATGGAAGTACTATACAGCAGCTTTTTATGGATGTTGTTATAGAAATTCTGCAAACTGGAAGGTGTCCTGTAGTAGTTGACATATCTGGTGATATAAATAAGTTCAAATTTGTTAAATATACTGCAGAATCCTTTATAAATTGGAAAGAAGAGACTGTAGCAGCTGAAAAAAGTCTAATTATGGGTACTTTGAAGGAACAAATGCCCAAAACTGACGATATTTTCTCTCATGATACTGTTGATATCTACAGAGTACTCACTTTAGAGGATGGGCACTACGTTTCTCATATTTTTGAAGAGGATGGGCGTGAATTAGAGGATTTTTTGACAAAACCCACGTATATGGGCAAAACAATAGACGAAATTCCACTATTTGTTGCAGGTTCCATCAATAATAGTACAGATAGTCAGCCAATCCCACTCCTTTCAGTAGCAAATTGCTCAATACAGATATATAGGAAGGAAGCTGATCTGGCAAATAGTGAATTTTTGAGCTGTAATCCTACTTTATGTATGGTTGGGGCTTCAAATGACGATGATTTGCCTAATGTAGTTGGTTCGTCTGTTATGATAGTACTTCCTGACCCACAGGCACGCATATTTTACACTGAAACTGATACGGCGGCCCTTCGGCATGTGAAGACGCACATAGACGACCTTTATGAGGAAGCTATTCGTCATGGCGTAGCCATTCTTGATACTAGAAAAGGGGTTGAGTCTGCAGAAGCATTACGTATAAGGCAGGCAACTCAATCAGCTTCCATATATAGTATTTACCTTTCTGCTTTAAATGCCCTGAAAAGTGGGTTGCAGTTAATGTGTAAATGGGCTGGTTGGAATCCAGAAGATATTGTTGTTGACGCTCCTTCTGCATTGACGTATGGTATACCAGATTCTAACGTGATACGTAGTATTATAGAAGGGTTTGGAAACAATGTGGTCCCACTTAGTGTTATTCATAAGTATCTTGTAGGTTCTGGACTATTGGATCAGACTATAAGCCTCAAAGAGTATATGGAGCAGTTAATTGAGGGTAAAGAAATATTTGAGGAAGCTGGATTGACTAATGATGTGATACCTACTGGTGCTGATTTAATTGATTCTAATGGAAATCCAATGCCTGGAAAGAAATCTGGTACTGTTGGATCGGAAGACCCTGATGAAGCAGCTGAATTAAAAAAGAATAAAAAGAAGGTTAAAAAACCTGTTAAAAGTAAAGTATAGGCGTCCATTTAGGGCACTAACTTGGGGGCTGGAGGCCCCTGTAATATTATCTCTGGAGGAGATACAATGAAGTTCGATTTTATTGAAGATGTAGACTTACGTCAAAAAGCAGAAGAAGCGTACGAAGCTGAAATGAAGGCGACTACTGAAAGTATAGACGCCAAAATTCAGGAGGCTGTAGAGGGGCTTAAAGCTAAGAATGAAGAATTGCTTAGTGAGAAGAAAACAATTCAGGAAAAACTTCAAAGATTTTCTGAAATCAAAGACCCTGAAAAAGCCTTGGAGGCTTTGAAGTTCATTAATGAGAGTGAAGAAGCTCAGATGATCCGTGACGGTAAATTTGATGAATTGCTTGAAAAGCGCACTTCTACTATGAGACTTGAGCATGAACAAACCCTTAACGAACTTACTAGCCAATTGGAAGAAATAGCTGGTAGTAAGGATAAGTACAAAAACCTGTATCAGACCAAGATAATGGATGATACTTTGCGGGAGGTGGCTGTCAAGGCTGGTGTTATTACTGAAGCTATACCAGATTTATTGCTTAATGCAAAATCTTTGTTTAGTCTTGGTAAAGACGGCAGTGTTGAGGCCCGTACATCAGACGGTAAATTAATGAAGAATGAAGATGGTAATGTACTTACTCCTGCTGTTTGGGTAGAGTCACTGAAATCCTCACGTCCTCATTATTGGCCTCGTTCTGAAGGTGTCGGCGCACGTGGTGGAAACATTACTGGAGATGCTGACACTACTGAAAAACTTGCTGCATATGCTAAGGCTGGAAATATGGCAGCTTACAGAAAATTGCGTGCTAAGATGCAAGGTGCGTAGGTAAAACGGGGGTGTCAGGTAGTTTCATAGAATGAGAATTATTTTTAAAAACTGCTTGACACCTCTTAACAGATACTATACTATAAAATATATTCCTATGTAGAATCCAGAGGATTTGAAATGGCTTGGGGCCACAGGAATTATAGAACTAAGCAGTTTTATCGGCCAATGTTGTACGTAGTTATAATAGGAAACTCTAATGATAATATGAATCCTTTGGAGGAAAAATAAAATGGCAAATATATGTAAGAGATTTGTTGTTTAGATTATGAGGATAGGCTGATCACCGAAAAGGAGCTACTCACTCCCTGCCTCATTGTAGTATAGAGTTATTTTAATGGAGATTAAAATGATTACTCAAGCTGAATTGAAGAAGGTATTGCATTATCACCCTAAAACTGGTTTATTTACGTGGAAAGTACATAGAATTAGTAATAGGGTAGGTTCTGTGGCTGGTACCCATACTTATAAAGGGTACACCCAAATAAAAATTAAGGGTAGATGCTACAGAGCAGGACGTTTGGCTATATTGTATATGGAGGGAGAATTTCCAGAGGGACAAGTAGATCACCTTAATAGGGTTAGGGATGATGACAGGTATTGTAACTTACGGAAATGTTCTCAATCAACTAACATGAGAAATATTGATACCGCCCGTAATAATACTAGTGGTGTTAAAGGAGTTGGTTGGTGTAATACTCATAACAAGTGGGTAGCTAAAATAATAGTCGGTAATAAATTTAAGTGGCTTGGGTATTATATACATAAAGTAGATGCAGTATGTGCTAGATATGCTGCTGAACAGTGTCTGGAATTGGATTATTTCAGTCCAGCTAGACAATATTTGATAAATCATCAGGTGTTGTTAAGTACCTGATATTATTGGAGGAATTTAAAATGGCTAACATCTGGGAACACCCCTCTATTATTGCCCAGGAAGCACTTACACATCTGGAAGATGCTCTTGTAGTAACAAAGATGTGTGCTAAGGATAACTCTTCTGAGTTTTCCACACGTGCTAATGGTTGGAAAAAAGGTGATACGGTATCTTTCCGTACACATGGTGATTACTATGCAGAAGATTTCTCTGGTAGTATTAACATTCAGGATATCCAGACCTCTAGTCGTCCAATGACTATTGAGAAACACCTGGATATTTCTGTAGAAGTTACTGCACGTGAAGAAGTTCTTGACCTGGATTCTTTCAGTGATCAAGTTATTCGTCCTGCTGCATACCGTCTTGCTGAAATGACAGAGACTTATGTTGCTGGTAAAATTCTGCAGGGGGCTGGTCTGTATACTTCTGCAGATCTGTTTGCCGATGCCGCAGATATAGCTTTGGCACGTAAGTATGCAACTATTCAACAGCTGAGTACTCAGCGTTTTTGCCTTGTAGATCTGGCTACCGAAGCTAATTTACTTGGACAGACTTGGTTTAACCAGTCTCAAACACGTGGTGCTGCTGGTGAAACCACTCTGCGTACTGGTGAGATGGGTACAGTAATGGGTATGGATTGGTATTCAGCAATTACCTTCCCTGAAAGTACTCATACTAATGGTACCCTTGGGGCTTCTGGTACCTTACTTACCAATAATGCCACTTCCACAGACAATAAGATTGGTTCTAAGACACTGACAGTTGATGGTGGTACTCTTAATGAGACACTGTTGACAGGTGACAGAATTTTGGTGGCTGGTTGTCGTAGGCCTCTTATTGTAGCAGCGGACATTGCTGATCTGCAGGGCGCTACTTCTGTTTCACTGGTTGATCCTATCACTGAAATTATCAGCGATAATGCTGCTATTACTCTGGTAGGTGGTGCTAGCACTACTTTTGATATTCATGGTGCTATTTTCGATGACCGTTCGTTGGCAGTCGCATTCCCAATGCTTGACCTGCCTGGAGATAAAGTTACCGCTACAGCCTCTAACAATGGCGTAAGTATCCGCATCGTGAAAGGTTACGATATTAACACCAAGAAGACCACCATGTCTCTTGACCTGTTATGTGGTGCATTTGCGCACGATCCGCGTAGAATCACTATCCTTGCTGACAGTCAGTAAGCAATAGGTAAATTGCAGGGTGGTGACATTCTAGCTGCCCTGCAATTAACATATAAGGAGATTTACTCATGGTTATCAAAATGTATAAGGGCAGCAGTGAATGTCTTGCAGACATTGATCAAGTGCCGGTTATGGAAAATGCAGGGTGGTCAAGAAAAAAAGCCGTAAAGAAAGCTAAAGCAGTAAAAGCTCGAGAAGCAAAAGCTGATGTTAAGGTTGATACTACGGATGAGGCAAAGGTTGAAAGGCCAAAGACTGCCCCCAAGAAACGTCGTAGTGTTGCCAAGAAGTAAGGAGTAAGCTATGGCTTTAGATAATACTGTAGGTTCTGCTGATGCCAACAGTTATGTTTCACTGGCCGAAGCTAATGCATACTTTGCTGACAGGGCGCACGCTGAAAGTTGGGAAGAAGTAGAGAATCAGGAACAAATGCTGATTACAGCTTCTTCCCAACTTGATTGGTACGTCACTTGGAAGGGTACTAGGGTGACTGGTACGCAGGCTATGGATTGGCCTAGGTCTGGTGTGTATGATAAAGTTGGGGAGCTGTATCCAGAAGATGTTATTCCTAATGATGTAAAAGTAGCTGTATATGAATTAGCATTATCATCTTTTGATGTAGACAGGACAGCTGACGGAGACTTAGCTGGATTATCTGAAGTACGTGCCAGTTCATTGATGCTTAAAACAGATGATGGTATGTATAATACCAAACCAGATACCATACCTGACAAAATATGGAAAATATTATCTGGGCTGACCACTAAGAGCGGTATTGGCGTTGTACGCCTCATAAGGGCGTAATTAAGGGGTAAGGTATAGTGTCATTAAAAAACACGTTTAATAAGGCCGCTGAGACTGTTTTTAAGGTATTCAAAAGCCTTATAGTTGAAGTTGACTATACAATTATCACTGATGACGGTTTTGGTACTGTAGATAGAGATGAATACACTGTTGATATGATAATTGACAATTTTTCTGAACGTGATGTTCAGTTTTTATCTTTTTCAGCATTAATACAGCCTACTGACGTAAAAGGATTGATTAGGGGTAAACAGTTACGTGATAAAGGTGTTACGCAGTATTCTACACAAGATGTTATAGTAAAAAAAGATGATGGTACCGAGTATTCTATAATAGCCTACAACACAGACCCTGCAGAGGCTTTGTATACTTTTCTTTTGAGGAATGTGTAATGGGCACATTGAATAGAGAAATAAAATTTTTTGGGTCTGTGTATGGTAAACTACAAAAGAATGTACGTAATACGTTAGATGTAGAAACACGTGTACTACGTGATAGAATATCTAGAAAATCACCAGTCCGTACTGGAAGGTACAAAAGATCTTGGAGAGTAAATAAAACTAGAGGTACTGGTACTATAGCTAATAGTATGATATTGAACCCATTGAAACAGGCATCTGCATTGGAGTTTGGTATAGATCCACAAGAGTTCCCATCACATCCTTGGGTAGTCAGTTTTGTAGAGGGTGGAAGTTCTGGTGTAGATATGCAAGATGGCTTAGTCTGGTCTGCTAAAGCAGTAGGTGGTACTATGTTACCAGAATTTAATAAAGAATACAAAGATAAATTAACTAAAGTACTAGCTAACTCTGCTATACAGGCATTTAAGTGATCAATAGAGAAAACGGTTTATTGGAAATATACAACCGTGTCAAAAACGATAAAGATTCTTTAGGTTTACGGGCGTTCAAACGTACCCCAACTAAACCAATAGATGAGAATTTTCTACCCTGTGTATTTATGATAGAGGGTGTTGATGACGTTGTAAAACCTGCTACAAGAAACAATACAGGGTACCCCTGTGTTAGAAATCTTGAAGTAACATTAGAAATAGTTACTGATAGAGATACAGATATAAAGAAGTTATATACAGATGTGCGATCTGTTGTTTTTAATGGTGGAGTTATTGTGGCCGATAATAACACTTTCATTAGAGAAATTCGCGCAGAAGGACCTACTGGATACGGCTTACCAGATGTATTAGGTATGCAATTAGTGTTGATGTTAGTTTACACTGATATGGGCACTTACTAATTAACTATAATGGAGGACCCAAAAAATGGCTAATTCCCCTAGCACAGACAACTAACCTTAGTGGATAGGGTCGCCCCCGAAAAGTGCCTTCTCAGCACCTTCCACTATTTAGCAATGAGTTATTTACTTGAGAGGTAAATATGCAGTATATTGAACTACCGGATGCAGAGTATCTAAATTCTGTGTTCAAATACGATAGAGTATCTGGTAAATTGTATTGGAAGAAAAGAGTGGCTAATTGTGTTACAATAGGTTCTGAAGCTGGTTGGAAGTCTAGAAAGTACCTACAAGTCACACTTAATGGTACTCACTATTATGTTCATAGAATTATTTGGAAAATGGTTTGTGGTACTATTCCTAATAATAAACAAATAGAGCATAATGATAGAAATAGGCTAAATAATGCTTGGCATAATTTAAAATTAGTGGATCAATCTACTAATATGCGAAATCAATCGTTGCCTATTAACAATTCTTCTGGTACTATAGGTGTAAGTAAACACGTATCTGGGTTATGGGTCGGGTCTATAACTAAGAATAAAAAGCGTGAGACTACTTACCATCAAAATTTTGAGGACGCTGTTGCTTGGCGTAAATCAAAAGAAATTGAGTATAAATTCCATGTTAATCATGGTACTTAGTTAATAATTATTTGGAGGATCCAAAAATGGCTAATTCCCCTAGCACAGACAACTACACCTTGGGTAAAATTAATTGCCCCCTATGCAAGTAATTGCATTTGCAAAACCCTCTAATTCAGGGAAATCCTTAACAAGTAGTGTTGAAGGTAATCCTGAGCGAAGTCTTACCCGACAAGAAACGTGCAACGACTATCCGAAAGGAGTACACTCAAGCGAGTGGAAATGGGGGTTATCCTACATAGGATAATGATATAGTCTCATCTGCATGGAAACATGCAGCTGCCATACGGCGGATTAGGTAGTAGCGAGCCTAATTGAAGATAGTGAAAGGTGTAGTATATTTTGATAAGTACGATTTTACAAGCTCTGAGTACACCGGAGAACGTGATCTTGGAAATGCCCCTGCTTTTAGCTTTAACCTTGCATTAGAGAAACTGGAGCATTTCAGTTCTCGTGGTGGGCTGAAGTCTAAAGATAAGGAGATTATTTCTCAGATTACTCCTGGTCTTACTTTTACACTTGATGAAGTCAACAAAGAAAATCTTGCCCTGCTTACAATGGCCACCCTGAATGAAGTTACGCAGACTGGTGGTAACATTACTGCAGAAACTCATACTGCTTATGAGGGTAGACGTATTAATTTGTTATACAGAGATATTTCTGCTGTGACTATTTCTGGTTATACCTCACCTGCGGACTACATTATTGATACTACCCTTAAAGATGATGTTATTGGTCGTATTTATATTGTACCTGCTGCTGATGGTGGTACCATCACTGATGGTAGTTCTATAGATGTAGACTACACGTATGGTTCTATTACATACACTGAAGTAGAAGCGTTCAATGAGACTGTTATTGAAGGTAGACTGCGGTTCGTTTCTGATAATCCGGTTGGTACTCAACAGGAATTGGAAGCTTGGCGTGTATCTCTGACCCCATCTGGCGATACTGCTATGATTGGTGATGACTGGTCTACCCTTGGGTTTAGCGGTGAAATTCTTAAGGATACTGCTAATCATCCAGACAGTCCTTATATGACAATCACTATTGTATAAGCAATAGTATAAATACGGTCTGCTCCCCAATGCCGACCTAGGGGTGGGAGGATAACCTTCCCCTCCCACCCTGCCTTTACATAAGCCTAACAAGAAGGAAGAAGAAAATGGCTACCCGCACACGATTGAAACTAGACCTAGAGTCTCTATTTCCAGGAGACACCATAGATATTTGTGGTAACACCGTAGATATCCGTCCATTAAGTATCCAACAATTAGCAGTCATTGCCCGTAAGCTGAAAGGATTTGGTTCCATACTTTCAGAGGAAGGGGTTACATGGGATAATTATAACCAGCCTGAGAATTTATTAAAATTGGCTGTTATTCTATTGGAACATGCCCCTGATGTTTTGGAGGAGGGTTCTAATATTGCTATTGAAGACCTTCAAGTACTGCCTATTGAGGTAGTTGTAGAAGTTTTAGACAAAGTTATTGAAGTTAATATGAAATCCAAAGAGAAATTGGAAAAAAACTTCAAGTCTTTAGCTACTAAATTTAATTTGGGGCCTGTCCCAGCATCTAGAAAACCCAGAAAACGGAGCAAATAATGTGCCTTCCACGTAAAGAATTACCTTCACTACATAGATTGTTGGAGGTTTTCAGGTATGAGGAAGAATCTGGGTTATTATATTGGAAGAGTATGCCACACCCTGCCGCGCATAACATAAAAGTAGGATCTGTTGCAGGCACCAAAAGTAATTCAAATGGGTATATTTGTGTTACTTTGGATAAACAATTATATGTAGCGCATAGAATTATATGGAAGATGTTCTATGGTACTTTAGGTGTGGATGAAGAAATAGATCATGCTGATAGAAATAGGCATAATAATAAGATAGATAACCTTTCTATTGTAACTAGAAGTGAAAATTGTTGTAATAGAAAGTTTGTATCCGCACATCCTGGTGTTTGCTGGTATAAACGAACAAAGAAGTGGCACGCTAGGTATAAGAAGAAGCACATTGGTTATTTTGAAAAGTTGTCTGATGCTATATACGCATTAGATGCAGTAAAAAATGTTACATGATCTACAAGCGCTACATATTGTTAATACTGTTTATATAGGCACTTGTTTATATACGGTACGTCCATATACTGTAATAGAGTTATTTGAAGTTATTGCCAAGTTAAAAGCTATTAAGAATAAATTATTAGATAATGGCATCACATTGGATAATTGTTTTTCTGTGCACAATATATGCCTTATGATAGATTTTGGATACTCTTTCTTGTGTGACGAAATTTGTCTTGTTTTAAAAATGAAGAAAAGTGATTTTGCTATTTTATCACCAGAAGTTGTACTTAAAATAGTGGATAGTATTGTTGAAGTTAATTTAAAGTCTAAAGAGTTGTTTGAACAATATTTGAAAGAGCTTGGCCGGAAAATTAAATCTGACCCAAACACCGAAGCCGAAATCGCGAAAGCGATCCAAAAGCTAATAAAACACGGTCATTCTTGGTCAAGCCTGAAAACTTATTCGTTAGCTGAAATAGGCATATTTTTTAAAACTGTTGTAGAGATAGAGGCAGAAGAACGCAAAGAAAACCTATCTCATTTATGGATGGGGGCTAATCTACAACATGATGGTATCAAAGAAGTATTAGATTCCTTAACATTGCGTACAGAGGAAGAAGAAATAGATAAAGTAAATGCTGATTGGAGAAGATTAGCATCTTTTATGGCTAAAAATCAGTAGGTGTGTTATGGCTGACGTGAATAGAGAAGTCAGTATTGCTATTAATGTTATAGGCGATGCTAAGGATAAAATAGCTGGTATAGCTGATAGTTTACAAGCACTGACACAACCTATAAAAGATCTTAGTAAGGATCTACGTACTGCTAATAATGGTATCAAGCAATTTGCTACCAGTTTAGGTACTATAAAAAATAGTGTACCAGATTTAGCCCCATTTTCAGAGAGTCTATCTAAGATAGGGAGTAAAGGCGGCACAGATAAAGTAGTAGCGCTAAGTAACGCCCTATCTTCTTTCAAAGATCTAAAGTTCCCACCTAATTTTCAAAATTTTATAGATAGTCTAGTAAAACTCAAGACTATCAAGACTCCACCTGATTTAACAGATTTTGTTAAATCTATAAAGGCGCTGGCTGCTATAAAGGGAGTGCCTGTTAAAGATTTATCCTCATTGGCAACTGCACTAAATAAGTACAGTAAAATAAAGAATTTACCACAGAAGAGGCTTGGTTCCTTTGCTGAGGAGTTATCTAAACTTAAAGATGTAAAGGGCATACGTTCTGAAAATCTTAAAAAGATAGCTGATGCCCTACGTAAATTTTCTAAGTTAGATATATCAGGCGCTACCAAGATAGGCACTTTAGTAGCAGAGCTTAATAAATTAAAAGATATAAAGGGTATACGTGTTTCTAATTTAAAGAATATAGGAGATGCGTTACGCACTTTCTCAAGTCTTACTAAAGTACCAAGCCTTGATAATTTTATAGTATCATTACAAAAATTAGCTAAATTGGATTTTTCTAATCTAGGTAAAGTGGCTACCCATGTAAACTCCTTTGCCAGTTCAATAGCTTCTTTATCTAATACAATACCATCTATAAATAGTGGCCTGAACAAAACCAGTACTGCTGCTACTGGTACATCTAAGAGCATGCGTACACTTAATAAAAGTGTAAAAGAAGTAGATAGTTCTTATAATAAATTTATGCAGAAAGTAGAACGATACGCTGTGTATCGTTTGATTGCTGATAGTATTATTGGTTTAAAGGAGGCTTTTTACTCTGGGTTTCAAGAAATAATAAATTATGATCAGGCACTAAAAGATTTGCAAGCTATTACTTCTTCTACTGATGGGCAGGTAGAACAGATGGGAGAAACTATCAAACAGGTAGCTTCTGATACAAAATTCTCTGCCTCTGAAGTTGCGGTAGGTATGCGTACCCTAGGACAAGCTGGTTTTTCAGCCCAAGAAAGTATAGATGCTATGCAGAGCATAGCAAATCTTGCTACAGGTACTTTATCTAGTATGAGTACAGCTGTAGATTTAGTTTCTACAGCTATACGTGTTTATGGTGCAGATCAATTAAATGCTGCTAGGGCTTCAGATGTTTTTGCTAATGCTGTTAACAAATCCAAGTTAACTATAGATAAAATAGTAACAGCATTTAACTATGTAGGGCCTGTTGCAAAAAATGCAGGCATATCATTTGAAGAATCAGCCACAGCGATGGCTGTATTGGCCAATGCTGGTTTAAAAGCCAGTAAGATAGGCACTGGCCTGCGTAGGGTAATAGCTGAACTTGTAGACCCTAATGAACGTCTTGCTAAAGCTATAGCATTATCTGGAATGTCCCTTGAGGAACTTAGCCCCCAATATAATGATTTAGATACTGTATTGCGCAATTTAAGTATAGTCCTTACAGATTCATCAGTGGCTTTTGATTTATTTGGTAAACGTGGAGCTGCTGCTGCATTGACACTAACACAAGATGCTTCTGCTTTTAAATCTATGCAAGAAGTTATCAGCGAATCTGGTACTGCCGCTGAAATGGCAGATATACAGATGGAAGGTTTAGGGGTATCCTTTAAGAACTTACGTGATAAGTTAAGTTTAGTAATGGTAGCCTTAGGAGAAGCTGGTTTAATAGCTGGTATGAAAAGCCTTGTTGATATACTTAGATCATTAGTAGATGCTGTTACTGCATTTATTAATTCTGGTATAGGTAAATTAGCAGTTCAGATGGGAGTAATGTCTGTTAAGATATTAGCGGTAGCAAAAGCGTTTGCACTAATGAAAAGTGCCATGATGGGTTTAAAATCTGTTGGGTTTTTAAATTTCTTGTTAGAGGCACGTGTACAGATTAAAGGAGTAGGGGCTAGTAGTCAATTGTCTTCTGTACAATTATATGAGATGAGACAAGCAGCTTTGAGTGCTGGTATGGGATTAAATGCTACTGGAGTAGCTGCTGCCACCGCATCAAAATCTATTAAAGGTGTTGGAGCTGCTATTAAAGTTGCACTGGTTGAATTGGGGCCTCTGTTAGCTCTATATGCAGCTATAGCTGTTGCCATAGCTGCCGCCACTGTAGCTTGGTCTGCATTTAAGAAACATTTTGTTACTGGAGCTGGAGAAGCTACTAAAGAAGCGTTCAAACTTTCTGAGGCTGTGGCTGGTCTATCAAAATCTTTTGAGGCATATAAAACAGATATTTCTGGATTAGATCATTCTTCAGATAAATACCTATCTAGAAATAAAGAACTACGTGCAGAATTAGCTAAAGTAGCTAATGAAAATGGTGTGATGTCAGCTTCTGCTACTGCTGCTATGAAATCCATAGATGCGTTATCAGGAGAGATTATAGATGGTGGAGATGCATTAGAATACTATGCACAGAAGGCCAAAGAAGTTGAATTTGAGGCGATGATAGATGGTGTACAGTCACTTTCTGCTACCTTTAATCAAAATACAGGTATGTTCAAGGGGTTCTTTGGTAATTTCACTAGTTCTGGTTCTGAAATGAATAACCTAGTAGCTGCTTTGAAAAGCGGTGAGATGGGTATAGATGAATTCCGTAGAAGAGTCGAAGAATTAGTGGATGCAGGTGATTTAGATAAGTATTCTAAAGGAGTAGTAAAGGCATTGCGTGATATTGATTTGCGTACTAATGAATTTTTACAGTCATTGTCTGATAAAAGTTTCATTAATGTTGATATGACTGTTGATGAATTATTACGTGTACCACAAGTTATGCGAGCCCTTGCTGGTGATTCTGGTGAAGTTACTGCTATTCTAATAGAGAATTTTGAACAGTACGCAAAAGCTGTGAAGGAGCAGCAAGAGGCCATTGTTTCTAAATGGGAAGAGTCAGGCACTATATTTGAGACTTTATCTAATAAGCAGGAAGGGTCGTACATTGATTTACAAGATTCAGTGAATAAACTTACTGATGCTGAAAAGTTACGTATTCAGGGTTTTGAAAACCAGCAATTGTCTTTAGTTTCTGCTATAAAAGCAGAGCGTGAAGAATACGATAAAAATGTTATAGCATTAGAAAAGATAATTTCAACTTCTAAATTTGGTAGTGAGGAACAGAAACAAGCGGTTAGGGATTTAGCTGCACTTGATGTTAAACATGAGAAAGAGCGTTCAGAGTTAGTTAAGAAAGCTAACGAATTACAGAAAAAGAAATTTGGTGATCCTGTATATGTGCGGTTAATGAAGGAGATGACTGCAGAAAGTAAACGTCAGGAGGATATACAGACAGCTAATTTAGAGACTAATCTAAATAAACGTAGGGCTATGTTAGCTAAGGCTGCTTTAGACTACGAAAAGGCTATGGAGAGGGCTAAAATAGATATAGTCACAGAAGATGATTTTAGTAATAGATTAGCAAAATTAAAGTCTTCATTAGAAGATGAATTGGCACTAAATAAAGTGTTTGCTTCTAAAAACGAAGAGAATCTAGCTAAGTCTGTAGATAATGAATTTAATATAAAAGAGAACTATTATTCTAAGGCTATTCAGGCAGCTATAGCTTATAGAGATAGTGTAAAAGAGTTGAATCCTCACAATACTGCTGAGATTGACAAAGCAAATAAAAAGATAGAGGAGTTGACTAAAGAACATAGAGCTAGTTTGTTAGAGGATGCTGCTGATTATTATAGTGCGCTAGAGGATATGAAAGATGATTATGATAACTTAGAGAAAGATTTAGCCACAGAAAATAAGCTGCATTCTAAAAACATACAAAAGCAGTTGAAGCTAGAAAAGAAGTATAAGGAAGATAAGGAAAAGGTATGGGATAAGTATCAGGATATTAGGGAAAAACAATTAAAGAAATTAGATAAGTTAGAAGAAGACTATAGAAAGGATAAATTACAGGCTGAAAAAGATCTTAGAGATGCTATAGCAGGGTTAGAGGATAGTTTAGAAGATAAGATAGCCCGTAAAAAGCAGGAGGGTATGTCTGGTAAACAAAAAGCCAGAGATAATGAACGTCGATATTATGCCAAAATGCGCGAAGCTGAGAATCTTTTAGCTGAAGGTATAAAGAAAAATGATGAAGGAATTATAAAACGGGCAGCTAAAAAAGCGGAACAGGCTCAGAATTTAGCTGAAGGTTTTAATAAGCAGAAAAAATCTATTGATGGCATGACTAAAGCCAACAAACTGCTTATTAAATCTGAGGAAGCATTAGCTGCTATACAAGGTAAGGAAAGAGAAACTAAGTATAAAGAAGATAAAGGGACTGTACAAGATGAGCTTAAGAAAGCCCTTAGTGATTATGAGAAGGCACACAGTAAGATAGTTAGCGATTTCGAGGATTCTCAGAAAGCTATTAGAAAGGCATTAGAAGAAGAGTTGGGTGTACGGGAGGGAATTTATACTACTGTAAAACAATTGGAGGATGCTAGACATTCTACTGCTATAAATAATATAAAAGCAGAAATGACCCAAGTTGAAGCACTGTCTGCTTTGTATAGTACATTAGCCCCTAACGCTGAACAGAAAGCTAAAACAATAGCTGCCCCTGAAGTATCTACAGGATCTGATCAAAAAGTAGCAGATAAAATTACCCAAGAATATAAGCAAATGGGTTCTGAGATACAAGAGCAGACTAAAGTAATAGCTGAGAATGGATATAGGGTAATTGAGGAAAACGGTAAAAAGGTATACACTAATCTGACAGATTCTCAAAGAAAGGCAAACAGCCTTATATCAGAAAGTATGCAGAAGACTGGTACAGCACTTGGTCAAATGGGTGAAAGTGCTAAAAATTCTTATGGTACTATATTGGATGCTGCCGGAAATGTAATTTCTCAGATTAAAGATGGTGTAGACATAAAATTGAACCCACCAGAATCTGTACCTGATTTACGTAAAGAGGTGCCAGAAGAACTAGAAGTAGATATAAAAATAAAGGATACTATAGATAGAGCCAAAGCGTATATAGATGAATTACAGGGTTCTATAAAAGGTATTGGTGAGGATGGTTCAGGATTAAAGATAATAGGACCAGAAGAATTAGCCAAAATAGATGCGGTAGCCCAAAAACTCAGTGGGCTATTTGATGGCCTTAATACTGAAGACCCTAAGCAAAAACTTAAAGATATGCTAACAGCTATTGAGGGGTTAGGACCGCTTACACAAAAAGAAATGGATATAGCTAGGGAGGCCTTACAAAATTTTGCTGATACTATACCTAATGTTAACATAGCAGAATCTATAGTATACGAAGATGATGGTAGCATATCTGAAAAGATAAGTATAGTAGATGACTTAGGTAGAAAATACACAGATCTTAACGATAATATACAATCAAACCCACTTGATATACTTCCTGATGAATTAAAAGAGAAGGTAATCAATCATATAGAAGATATCAAGGGGGCTATGGACCATCTTGAAGAAAGAATAGCAAAAGAGACTAAGTTAGAGTTTGATACTTCTGAAGCTAACGAAAAAATAGAAGGGCTGTCAGATAATTTCGACAGAAATAAAGATTCTATAGAGGGTTCTCCAATTACCCCTTCTGTAGATAATGTACAACTAAATGAGGCAGTAGATGAATTCCATGCTAAGTTAGAATCTGATGCCCCACCTATTGAGATGAATATTGATAGGGATAAGTTAAAAGAACAGACTGGTGATGCAGCTGAGTCTGTTGTAGATGAAGTAGATGCCTACTTGAAAGATAAGAAAATTGAAGTACCTGTAGAATTAGGTGGAGAAGAATTCCAAACTTCTCTTACAGACCTTGGTGTCAAAATGGAAGATGTTAGGGAAATAGTTACAGACCTTAACGATGAAGAAGTCAATGTGTCTTTCAATGTAGATGCTGAGGAATTTGACACTGTTTCAGAAAAAGTGACTAAAGTAACTGAAGAAAAACAGGTGATTACTGTAGAGACTGATGTTACAGGTAAAGATAAATTAGAGGAAGTTGGTACTATAGTTGAGCAGTTAGATGCTGCTGAAGTTAAAACAGTACAAGTTAAAGTTGAGACAGAGGGCCTAGATAAATTAAAAGATTTGAAAAAAGCTGTAGATGACGTAGTAGGAAAATTAGTAAAAGTTATTATTGAAGTAACAGGTATAGAACAAGTACGTGCTGCTAAACAGGCTATAGATAAAATACCAAAAGAGACACATAAGTATGTGTACATTCATACTGTTAATGTGAAAGGAAAGGAAGATGGTGGTTACATAGAGCCTGAACATTATGCTGGTGGTGGTAACGTATTTAGAAGGCTAACTACTCCATTTATAGGTACTGGTTCAGGTACAAAAGATGATGTGCCTGCCATGCTTATGAAAGGCGAGTTTGTATTAAAGAAATCTGCTGTTGAAAAATATGGTAA